AATGGATTCGCGAAGGTTGTGAGGGATGCGACTGACGCCCTCAGACCCCACGTCGATGTTGACCCCCCGGAAATGTCAATGCTTTCTTCTTCCAGGCAACAATTGAATCCTCTGGAACAGGCCCAGAAGTTCATAGCCGAGCGATGGGGAACGATGACAGGGCTAGGGGACATCGATTATTCCATGGACGATTCAGACACTCAAATTGAGCAGGGATTGGAAGAGTTCGTAGAAGATGTGAAAATTTCGTCGGAAGCTTTGAAAGACACGAGTTCCTCACCATTGTGGAAGAAGTGTGCTATGTTTTTTGCTTTCATAGTTAGCCCAGTGCTATTTATGATTGGCAAGATTCCATTCACATTGGAAGCCATATATGCCCTTTCTGAGGGTATGGAGAAGAATTTGCTATTTCGAGCCGTGGATGGGACAACTCGTTTTATGGAAGTTTTTAACTGGCTTCTGACGATCGGATGGAAATGTATTACCATGCGTTCTCTAGATCCGTTGTGGCATTGCCCTGACAGATACGTGGAGTTATACACTGAGTACAATTTCTTGGAGGATGTGTCGACAAAACTGGCCAATCCTGAACCATTGGGCCTGAACCTATTTGAGTACGCTCGGAGACTGGATGTCTTGTATGACTCATTGACAACAGTCTCAGTGCGGGCCTCAACTCTTGGTTCGCGTGATAGGGAGGTGATCAGGCGCATGATGGGCAAGGTGGAGAATATGAAGCGTGCGTATATCCTTGAGAGGAATAAGACAGCATTACGGGAATCTCCGTATGCTATCTTGATCCATGGCGGCTCTGGTGTTGGAAAATCTACAATCACGGATATAGTCGTCAAGTATTTCGCGGCTTTGAAAGATTTGCCCAATTCGCATGAGTACACGTTCACACCGAATGCTCAAGCAAATTTCTGGGATGGGTTTAGTTCGTGGCAGTGGTGTGTGAAGTTGGACGACATAGGGAGAGCGCATGCCAGTCTACAGGAGGATGCTACCATCAACCCAGTTATTGATTTAATCAATAACGTTCCTTTTATGCCAGATAAAGCAAAGATCGAAGATAAAGGTAATTGTCCAGCACGGCCTAAGTTGGTGGTAGGGACTACTAACTTCGGGCACACCTACCTGAACGCGTTCAAGAGGATAGGGTCTGTTGCAGCTTTGATGCGTCGTTTTAGGCATAGGGTCACAATCACTGTCGATGAGAACTATGCGGAGGGTTCAGTTCTAAAGGATTTTGATCCTTTGGCTCCAGGGCGAATCCCGGACGTGTGGAAGTGGACTGTAGATGCAATCAATGTTGCACCAGGTGACCCAGCGGCGGCCCCAGAGTTTCGAAATGTGATGCGGAATGGTTCTTTGACACAATTTTTGATGTGGATGAGGGACGATGTTGCGGCTCATGCGCGCATGCAAGATCATATGATGACGACCGTTGATGGGTTGAGTCATATGAAATTGTGTAACAGTTGCAAGATGCCGGAATATCTCTGCACGTGTTTTCGGGAGATTGCGCCACCGGAGCGCTCAGAAGAGGGGAACGCAGCGGATCGAGCTATGCAAGAACAGATGGGGCGAGAAACTGCTCATTTACGAATCCCACCAATTGCGCGGCAATATAGGTTCGGGCGTCGTAGGCAAATGCTGGATGAGGTTCAGGAGGAGCAGGGATTGGATGTTGATATAGTCCCTACGGCGACGCTGTCTTCAGCGATGCATTCAGCGACAATGGTATGTGCAGCATACGGAGCTTACAAAATGGCCCAGCCACGATTGACGGCCGTTTACACCAGCACAGTTGATCCGGTTGTTCGTGCTGCCACCTCAGTGACGGAAGTAATGACTGCTGCAACAGCATCCGGTATCATGGCTCCTGCCGCTACGATTGGGTCAGCTTTTGCAGAAACCGTTAATTTTTTCCAGCGTTGTCGCGCGTTTGCGGTGGATACCTTGGAGTACTGGCGAGATCTTGGCCGTAGGGCTGCTGAGGCGGTTTGTACTCCGCAATTTCTGGTAGGTGTGGTTGCCCTTTTGGCTATTGGTGTTGGTACATCATTGGCCATAGCTTATGCGACGCGACCAGAGAAGAGGGAGGTGGTGGAACAGGGTGATGACTTTGAGAAACCGACTCCTTTGGAGAAAGAGCGTCCAGATGTCTGGCGACGCAAGGACTTCCCCACCTTTGAGGTCCCAGTTTCACAATACTCTCGCACGACGAATCAAGAAGGAGGGGATATGTTTCGTAGGTGTGCAGCCAAGTGTTGTTACTATGCCGAGACGGAGTATGAAGTTGATGGAGAGAAGAAAGGGAAGGCCTTTCGCGTGTTGGCACTTAAGGGACATTTTTTCCTTTTGAATGCCCACAATTTGCCTCCAGTGGACTTCAAGATCTCATTGTTTCAGTTTCCAGATCGAAACGTATCACCCAACAGAATAGGCGCGAGGGTTTCCTTCAAGCAGTGTGTGGTTTCAAAGGAACGAGATTTGGCCGTCATTTATGTCGCTAACGTTGCTCCCCAGCCGAATAGTATCCAAATGATGCCCCCATCGTATAGTAAGGGAGCAGCTCTGGATGGGGAGTATATAGTGCGAGATAAAAGCGGAGAAGCGCGGTGTGTACCTGTGCACAATGCAGCGCGAATGCGACAACCGGGATTGCACCCAAAACATCCTGAGTATGAGGACTTCTGGCGAGGAATGCCAATAGTGGAGATGCAAATGGGTGAGTGCGGATCTCCATTGGTCTTGCATACCGCCGCAGGATCTACGATCGTTGGTTTGCATTCACTTTTTTCAGAAGAAGGGACGAGTTCTTGTGCCCCAGTGGATCAGGTGTGCGTCAGCCAGCTGGTGGCTCAATGCTCGGAGCGAGTGTATGAGGGTACTATGCCATGTGTGGCTCAAGGCTGTGCTCGAATTAGTACGACCAAGACGCAATTCAAGGTTGGACCTGTTCATTACAAGAGCCCTGTACATTGGTTGGAACAAGGTATGGTGCGGTGTTATGGTTCAAACGCTGGTTTTCGGCCCAACTATACTTCGCAGGTGTGCTCAAGTTTGACGCGTTCATTTTGGGAGGACAGGGGGTTTTCGACCAACAAAGTGGCACCTGATTTGGGTTGGCGACCTTACTACCGAGCGTTGGTGGACCTTGCCCAAATACCAGATGGTTTGGATCCAGAAACCATCAAGGAGTGCGCTCGGGCTTTTCTTGAAGACATTTGGAAGGAAATTCCGCATGATCCTATCAAACCATATGACCGGATCACGGCAATCAACGGTGCAGATGGTGTTTCATTTGTCAACTCGATCGACATGAGCACAAGTGCCGGATCCCCTTGGTATCGATCCAAGCGTGATCTATTGCAAATCATCGGAGTGGAGAAGGATAAATTGCTGTACGATGTTGTCCCTGAAGTGCAGGAGATGATCGATCATATTTACTCTTGCTACGACAGTGGAGTTACTGCTCTTCCTATGTTCGTGGCTAAGGCTAAGGATGAACCGATTTCGGAGGAGAAAGCCTTGAACGGAGATTCAAGGATTTTTACTGCTTCCCCTCTACATTTCACAATTGTCGTGCGACAATACTATCTTCCACTGATTCGTTTGATACAGAATCACAAATTTGCGTTTGAATCGGGACCTGGGATGGTATGCCAATCTAAGGAGTGGAACGATCTTTTTCGGTACTTGACAAAATTTGGGAAGGAACGTATCATAGCCGGAGACTATAGCAAGTTCGACAAGCGTCAGGAGTGTTTGGTCTTGCATTGGGCATTTTGGATCCTCGTTCAGATTGCGCAACGTCTTGGATACTCTGAGATCAGCATTCAACGGATGTGGGCGGCAGCGCAGGATATCATGCAGGCTTTTGTCGATTTCAATGGCACCTTGTTGCAGTTTGTCGGAATGAATCCGTCGGGTCACCCGCTGACTGTGATAATCAACGGCTTGGTCAATTCGTTGTACTTTCGATATGCGTACTTCTTTCTACACCCGAAGCGCGATGTCAAGCAGTTCAGAGAGCACGTGGCCCTAATGACGTATGGTGACGACAATGTTGCCGGCGTTTCAGATCAGGCCCCCTGGTTCAACCATACTGCGGTTCAGAGGGTATTGGCGGAAGCTGGTATCAAGTACACCATGGCCGAGAAGGGCAGGGAGAGCATTCCATATATTTCGATTGATGAGGCTACGTTTCTCAAACGAAAGTTTGTGTGTGCGAATTTCGAGTATCGTGGTGAGAGGGCAATTCTTTGTCCGCTGGATTGGGCTTCTTTTGGGAAGACTCTTCTGGTTGGCAAGGCTTCGAAGATCATCACGCCCAAACAGCGTGAAGTGCAGGCACTTCTATCTGTGCATGCCGAGATGTATTTCCACGGTGTGCGCGAGTTCGAGGTGTTTGACACGCAGTTGAGGGAGTGTGCTAGGCTATTTAGTCTGGACTTAGGACCACTCCCAACATATCAGGAGTATCAGGAGCGTTGGTTGGACGCTTCTGTTGCGCTGGATATGTAATATCGGGTGAGCGCTGAAGAGCGCCTAATAAATACTAGGCGGTAGTACCCCCCGTCTTGAACCAAAGGGGCCATCGCTTGCAGTTACCTCAATAACTAACATAATGCTCAGTCAAAAGTTATTGAATGGGTAAGCGGTGGGTGGGCGCGTCCAGTGGTGGAGCGCTCGATCCTATTTAGGATCGTGCCATTTGGTAGAGCTACCAGTGTGTG